CTTGCAGGTGAGTTTGCTTATTCGGACAACAGACTGCTTGAGATAAATTTCCAAAACGCAAGATGCGTTTATGACACAAACAAAAATCTGTATGTTGCCAAGAAGAAATCAAAAGGAAAGGTTGACATGGTGGTCAGTCTTATCAATGCAATTTATCTGTTGCAACAAGATGTCTTTTTGAATCAGATGGATTTTGTTATTCAGACATTTTAGAAAGGACTAAACCAATGGGATGGTTTGATTTTTTCAACAAAAGAGAAGATGAGCAGACACCTGCTCCAGAGTTTGCACCAGACACCTCAATTGTTGATGATGTTCTGCTCAAAGCTTTACTCAATGGAGAGACCATCACAAGAGACAAGGCAATGACACTGCCTGCAGTCAATGGCGCAGTTGATTTCATCTCCAATTGTATTGCCTCAATGCCTGTCAAACTTTACAAGGTTAAAGATGGCAAGGTTGAGGAGAAAAAGGATGATGACAGAGTCAAGATGCTCAATGGAGACACAGGAGACACTCTGGATGCTTTTCAGATGAAAAAGGCAATGACCATTGACTATTTGCTTGGAAAAGGTGGGTATTGCTACATCAGAAAGAACAGAAATGATGTGACAGGTCTTTTCTATGTTGAGGACAGATATATCACCATCATGAAAGTGTATGAACCCATTTTCAAGCATTATCAGATTTTTGTTGGTGGTTATGATGCCCAGAACAACAAAAAGGAATATGGAACTTTTGAACCTTATGAGTTCATAAAAGTTTTAAGAAACACCAAAGATGGTGCAAGTGGCGAGGGGTACACTGCAGAGGTTTCCAAAGCTCTTGAGACTGCATACCAAACTTTGAAATATCAGCTTGGCATGGTTTCGACAGGAGGCAACAAGAGAGGATTTCTCAAGTCACAGAGAAAGCTTGCAACAGATGAAATCAATGCACTCAAGAGAGCTTGGCAGAATCTTTATTCCAATAGCAGTGAGAATGTTGTTGTCCTCAATAATGGAGTCGAGTTCCAAGAGGCATCAAACAGCGCAGTTGAAACGCAGTTAAACGAATCAAAAAAGACTCTGCAGGATGAAATCAACAATCTCTTTCATATTTATCCGAATGACTTTGAGAGAACCTTTAAAGAGGCAATATATCCGATAATCAGAGCATTTGAAACTGCACTCAACAGAGACCTGCTCCTTGAGAAAGAAAAGAAAAATCATTTCTTTGAGTTTGATGTCAAGGAAATTGTCAGAGTTTCGGTCAAGGAAAGATATGAGGCATACAAGCTTGCGAAAGAAACAGGTTTCATGACTCTCAACGAGATAAGACGAGAGGAAAACATGGAATACATTGAGGGACTTGATGTTGTCAATGTAGGACTTGGCGCAGTTCTTTATGATGTCAACAAACATGTTTACTATACACCAAACACTGACACTGTTGGGGATATCTCAAACGAGGGAGACCAGACCGAGTCAGAGCAGGAGCTTGAAAAGACACAGAACATGCTCCTTGGTCATGAACTTGCCAAGGAATTTGATGAGTCTGGAAATTCTGCAGATGCATAAAGGAGGAAGAAATGGCAATCACAAACAAGTTATCGCATGAGACAAATTATGTTGAGCTTGAGGGAACATCACAGGATGTCAAACCTCTTGAGGGAATTGGTGTCAATTCCAAGTTCTTTGAGTTAGACACAAAGAAAGAGTTTTATTTTGATGGTGAGGATTGGCAGGAAATTGGAGGACAGTGATGGAGATAAGAGTCAAGAATGACAGCATAGAAATTGACGGATATGTCAATGCAGTTGAAAGAAAGTCAAAACCATTGCATTCCAGAATGGGCAAATTTGTTGAGCGAATCTGCAAAGGTGCTTTTAAAAGAGCACTCCAGAGGAATGATGATGTCCGAATCCTTTTAAACCACAATCCCGAAAGAGACCTTGGTGGTACAAAAGACGGAAACCTTGAACTTGAGGAGGACAACATTGGACTCCGAGCAAAAGCAACCATCACAGACCCAGAGGTTGTAGAAAAGGCAAAAAATGGAGACCTTGTTGGATGGTCTTTTGGATTCAAAGACAGGGATGTTGAAAACAAGCGAGATGAGGATGGAATGCCTCTCCGAGATGTCAAGGATATGGACTTGGTTGAGGTCTCTATTTTAGACAGGTCAAAAACACCTGCATATGATGGCACTCTTGTTGCAGTGAGGTCTGATGACTCATCTGTTTTCCTTGGTGAAACTTTCGCTGATGAAATACAGATAAGAGAGGATGTAGCACAGGAGGCAAAGGAAGAACCAAAACAGCAGGAAACTGTTGATAAGGTAATAAATTATGATGAGTTCGACAAACTCATTGAGGACATGAAATCATAAGAGGAGGAAAAAAACATGTCAAAGATTCTTGAAGAAAAGAAAAACGATTTAATCACCAGAGCAGAGGAGATTCTGAATACTGCAAAGGCAGAAACCAGAGAACTGACTGATGATGAGGCAATGGAGCTTGCTGAAATCAGAGATGATGTCAAGAAAATCAAGGAAAAGCTTGGCATTGAGGAAGATATGAGGCAGATGCTTGATGCAGAACCGAAACCCGAAACCGAACCCAAACAGGAGGACAAAGAAATGAATCAGAATGCTTGTGGAGAGCAGGAAAAGAGAGAGCTTGAGCAGAGAGCACTTGAGGAAAGTGACAGACTTGCTTTTGAGGCTTACATCAGAAACACCATCAACGAAAGAGACACCAATCTCACCAAGGGAGACAATGGCGCAGTTATCCCTGCAACTATCGCAGACAAGATAATTCGCAAGGTATATGACATTTGCCCTATTCTTGAGAGGTCAAGCAAGTACAATGTTAAGGGAACTCTTACCATCCCTTATTATGATGAGGCATCACCTAATGATGCAATCACTGTTTCATTTGCAAGCGAGTTCTCATCTCTTGCATCTCATGTAGGTGAGTTCACCTCTACTGTATCACTCACAGGATTCCTTGCAGGCGCACTTGTAAAGGTTTCAAGGTCTCTCATCAACAATTCACAGTTCAACATTGTTGACCATGTGATTGACCTCATGTCAGAGCACATTGCAAGATTCATTGAGAAAGAGCTCCTCAATCCCTCTGATGCATCTCACAAGGTTAAGGGTATGTCAGCTCTTACCAATGGAATCACTGCACAGAGCGCAAGCGCAATCACTGCAGATGAGGTTGTAAAGCTCCATGACTCAATCAAGGACAGATATCAGAGCAACGCAATCTGGATTATGAGTCCTGCAACCAGAACTGCACTCCGTCTCCTCAAAGATGGGATGGGCAGATATCTCCTGCAGGATGACATCAGTGCTCCTTTTGGTGCAACTCTCCTTGGAAAGCCTGTCTATGTATCAGACAACATGCCCGAAATCGCAACAGGCAACACTGTAATTTATTATGGTGATTTCAAGGGACTTGCAACCAAGTTCAGCGAAAACATCAATATACAGGTTCTCCGTGAGAGATATGCTGATGAGCATGCTGATGGAGTCATTGGATGGTTTGAGTTTGACTCTACTGTCGAGGACAATCAGAAACTTGCAAAGCTTACCATGGCTTAATGAAAGGAGCAGAGAGATATGCTTTATTTAGCAACAGTCTCTTTCTCTGGAAAAATATCAATGTCAAAGGGAGAGGTCGGGGAAATCTCCGACCAAACCCTTGTTGATGACTTAACGAAAGCAGGCTACATCATCCCTTATGAGAAAACCAACAAGGATGACAAAGCCGATAAACCCACAACCAAGAGAAAGGGGAAAGCAGATGGCAAATCTAAAAATTGAGGCACTCAAGCCTTTTACTTTAAGAGTCAGTCTTGGACTTGTATCTGTTGCCTGCAATTCTGTTGTTGAGCTTGATGAAACCCTTGCAAACTCCCTCATCACTGATGGACTTGCAAAAGAGTTCACACTCATCACTCCAGAGGGCAACAAGAACATCACTGCAAATGGTGATTATGATGTGACAGAGTATGCATCAGTTCATGTTGCAGTCGAGTAATACTCCGAAAGGAGCAAACATGGAAATATTAAAGGTCAGTGATATCACTGCACAGGATTGTGCCGAGTACATCAGATTGGTTGATGCTGATGCAAATGATATCAAAACACTTTCAACACTTTTGAATGTTGCCAAAGTTTATGTTGGCGAATACACAGGCAGGTCAATACAAGAACTTGATGACTACAAGGACATAATAATTGCAGTTCTTATTCTTGTGCAGGATATGTGGGACAACAGAACACTGTATGTTGACACAAACAATGCAAACAAGGTTGTCGAGTCCATTCTTGGCATGCATTCGGTAAATCTCTTATGACAAACGCAGGAAAGTACAACAAAAAAATTGGCATATACCAGACAACGATTGTCAAGGATTCGGCAGGGTTTCAGACCAAGTCCAGAACCTTGGTTTTGAGTGCATATGCGCATGTAAAAACCACAAGGGGAATGACCTTAATCAGAAACAACACTGATTTTGAGAAAGCATACACCAATTTCACAATCCGTTTTCCACATACTGCAATCAACAGAGACATGGAGATTGACTTTAATGGGAAAACATACACGATTCAGTATTTGAATAATGTGGATGAGGCAAATGTCGAGCTTGAAATGCAGTGTAGGGAGATAACACACTAATGGCTAAATTTCAAATGGAATTGCCTGCAGATATCATCCGAGACATAAAGCGAATCAATGACAATTGTGAGGAAATCTTTGGTGAAATGACCAGAGCAGGCGCAGAGGTTGTGAATAATAACATTGAGGCAAACATTCCTCAAAGCATCCGAGAGTCTGACATGATGAACTGCTTGAAAATCACCAAGACATACAAGACACCATCAGATGACGGAATCAACACAAAGATTGGTTTTTATGGCTATTTCAAGAACAAAGACGGAAAGATTGTCCCTGCACCATTGGTTGCAAATGTTTTTGAGTATGGTCGGTCGAATTTACCATTCCCCAAGCATCCTTTTTTGAGAAAATCATTCAAGAAAAAGGAGATTGAGGAGGCAATGCTCAAAGTACAAAGGGAGGCAAGTGGAGGTTTGTTGGATGAATGAACTAATAGAAACAATCTTTGCGAATTTCACAGTTGATGATGTCAAAATTCCTGTCTCTTATATGTTTTATGAGGGACATGGAGAGCCTTATGTGGTTTATATGCAACAGGATGCAGATGGTTCACTCTCTGGAGATGATGACCTCATTGGATATGTCGATTATTATGATTTTGATGTATATTCCACAGGCAATTATTTCAAGATTGTTGAAGAAATCAAAAAGATATTAAAAAATAATGGGTTTGTTTGGCAGGTTTCAAGGTCAAGTGCAGATATGTATGAGACCGAAACAGG